GGAGCAGGTGCGGTTGCCCCAGAAACGGAAGCCATCTTTGCGAATCAGCGTGGTAACGCCCGCTTCGTTCAGCAGATCGGCATCGGTGCCCGACTCCTGCAGATCCCAGAACACCGGGGTGCTGATGCCGGTAACGCCATTGACGCCGACATTGGAGAGGGTTTTATGCCAGCCGGCGGACTGGTCGATCGCCGCACGCAGACCCAGCGCGCGAGCCGTCGAGTAAGCGACAGAAGAGCTGTTGCTGGCGGTATCCCAGGCGAGGAAATCCGGCCAGATGACCATCAGTTCGCGCTGGCTGAAGTTTTCGCGATACTTGATCGCTTCAGAAATGGTTTTGCAGCCCCAGGCGCTGGCATAACCAAAGGCGCGCAGCTTCTGGCAAATCGGTGCCAGCGCGGTAGCGACTTCGAGGCTATCAAGACCCGGTACGCCAAGAATGCGCGGTTTCACGCCGGTCACCGCTTCGGCGGTCAGCAGCGCTTTCAGACCGGTATATTTACCGTTTTCATCGGTGGTGCCGATGATGTTGGAGAGGGTCTGCGCCTTGGCATCCTCACCGCTGCCTTCGGCAACGCGAACAACAATAATCACCGGTTTCGCCTGGTCGGCAATCGCCTGCAGCGAAGCCGCCAGCGTGCCTTGTTTGCCCGCTTTGGCAATCGCGCTCTGCACGTTGGTGATCAGAACCGGTTCATTGAGGGGGAACATCCCCGCGTCTGCATCGCTGGCGGTACAAACCATGCCGACAATGGCCGTTGAGACTGTGGAAATGACGCGCGTGCCATCGTTGATTTCGACGACCTGAACGCCATGATGATAATCACTCATCCGTTTAACTCCGTGGTGTTGGGGTGAGTGCTATTTTCGAGTGTGGCGTCGCGGCGCGCTATTTGTCCGGGTTGGAGAGAGGCTGATACAACAGCGGGAATTAAAAAAACGGGCCGCCGCCCGTTTGATTTACGCTGGCTTTGCCGGCCAGTCGATATTTTTGTAATCATCCTCAGTCGTCACATCACCAACATCAAGCGCTTTCAGTTTATTGGCATACTCCAGCCAGCTTATAAGCTTCGCCTTATTCTCTTCACTGAGGGTGCCGAGCTGCAGTTCCGCTTTCCAGTCACTAACAATGTTGTTAACGTCCAGAATCCGATTCTTAAGATCTGACTTCGCTTTTCCCTGCCAGTTAATAATCGGCTCTTTCAGTACGGGGAAGCCGTTATTGTCTGCGGCGATCACTTTTCCGAACGATTGCGCCAGGATAATGGGCTGATACTCCTCCTCCGTAATTTCAACCAGGTCGTCAGGCCATGTGCTGGCGCGTTGATACGCCTCTTTTAATTCTTGCGGATAGAAAGCATTATTTTTGGCACTGTAAAAATAGATCATATTAATATCCTACCGCCCAGTAAGTAATCAGGCCCGTACGGGCATCAGAGTTTCCGTCATTTGACTGGAAGACCAGGTTAGCAGAAGCATTACTCATCGCCTGTCCCCATACAGAGAGCATCGCCAATGGGTTCGACGTTGTCGTGCTTCGTTTCAGCGTTGGCAAAAAAGCCACGCATGCAGAAGGAAATGCAATCGGGAACGTGATGGTTTTCAGCGTGTCGTCATAGACAGCATCAGTGGTTCCCCATTGATAAATCAATCCTGTGCTGGCGTCTTTAAACCAGCCATTGACCGCTTTCGAGGCTGCATTTTTTAACGGATAGCGCGAATCAAAGTTCGCATAGTCTGAAGGAATAACCATGCCTGAAATATTGGTCTGACTTCCACCTAAATTGAGCTGTTGGCCTGTTTTCGGTGACAGGAATACTGCGCCACTTTCAGAAAGGAATAGTCTGTTTTCACCTTTATAGTTGTAGAGGGCTACGTCGTTGGAATCATTGCTGCCCTTGCCGACATACCATTGGTTCACATTTGACGCGTCCCGTGAAATAACGTAACTGGCTGCCTCGTTGACGGTTCCCTTTATTGCAACAGCTTCACCATCAGCGTTAATAGCTAATCTTCCTGACATCACATCGCCGGCCTTTGACACAGCTCCCACCTCTGCTGCCGTGAGGCTGTTTTTAATTGCCAGACTTCCAAGACCCAGGTACGCACGAATATCTGTTACGGCTCCCTTTGCAATCAGTTCTCGCCCGACCGCAGTGAGGTCGGTCAGCGTGACGGTATCAACACCGGAGAAATAGGGAAGTTTGTTAGCGCTGGTTGCGAGAGCGGCAATTGCGGTTAAAGCCGCATCGAGAGGTTGCTTGCCTGCCAGTTCGCTATTTATTGTGGTGCTGAAATTGGGATCGTTATTAATAGCCGCAGCGATCTCTTTGAGAGTATCCAGTGTGGCAGGAGCACCATTAACCAGCGCAGTAATAGCTGTCTGAACAAACGCTGTGGTAGCGATTTGCGTAGTACTGTTGCCTGCTGTCGGAGTAGGTGCCTTCGGCGCACCGCTAAAAGTCGGGCTGGCAAGGGGGGCATACTGCTTGTGTGGGTTTGCCGCATCAATATGCTCTTTCATCTGGTTATCGGTGTAGGCTTTCACCTCAATAACCTTGTCGTCGACATACTTGCGCGTCGCGAGCACCACCGCCGGGTCGATCTTCAGGCTCACCGCCGAGGTTGCGGAGACCACCAGCGCCATACGCAGGGTTTGTGTGCGGGCGCTGCCCTCCAGCAGAAGCGGTTTATATGTCTCCGGGCAGTTAGCAACGGCAATCAGCGTGCCATCGGCGTCATAAAGGCCGATTTCGCGGATCCAGAAACCGCCTTCGTTCTCGGGGATGACCTGTTCGGCGATAATCTGGTTCGCGTCACCGGGGTCGACGAACAGCATATTCAGTGGCGCAATACGTTTCTGGTTAACCAGCTTCGTTTGTGCGGGATCGGGGGTGGGTAGGCTGCCGTTACCGTCGCCGGTGGCCATATGGGTCAGCTTCAGCTGCGTGCCGAGCGCGGTGGCGTTGGCAAGCTTCGCGGTACCCTGGTTCGTCAAAATGGCAAAATATTTCATAGTCAGGCGTTCACTCTCAGTTAGCGATTGAGTAAACGCTATTGTCATGGCCAGTTTGGGGAAGGGGCTATCGAATGCGGTTGGCTGCCAGGCGGGACAACCCAACGGAAAAAGCCTGATGGCGACGTCGCCTTATCAGGCCAGGGGATGTTGTAGGCCGGGTAAACGCAGTGCCACCCGGCAAAACGGGCCGCAGCCCGTCATCTTTTATTGCGGTTGTTCAGGCCAGGCGATATCGGGCGCGGTTGCCGTATCGACCTTCTGCAGCGCCTGAATGTAGCGCATCCAGGCGATAAGCTGCGTTTTGTTATCGTCGCTGATGATGCCGAGTTGCAGTTCGGTCTGCCACAGGCTGATGGTGTTTTTCGCATTGTTAAGCAGACGGGTTTTGGTCTGCTCTGCCTGCGCGATTTGCGCGGCCTGCTGTGCGGCCTCATCCGTTACCCAGCCGCTGCCATTCCAGACATCATAGGGTGTGGCGGGGGCAAGCGGAGTGACATCATCCGGGTAATCGCCCAGTTGCGTCAGCGTCTTTTTCTCGCCGGTGATTTTGTCATACACCTCGCTGCCGCGATGGTCAGGAGCATACTCCCAGCCATCCAGCGCTGCGTTGCGGCGCACCGCGAAATCCGGTTTCGCTGCTAAAGGCTTATCAAGCGCCGAGTTCGCCGGAATACCGACGCCGACGGCAAGATACTCGACGGTGCTGCCAAGGCACTCGCGGCTCAACGCGTCAAAGTTATAGACGGTGACAGTGCCCGCCTGGCTGGCCAGGTGGTTTTCGTTCAAAATTGCGGTGGTCATTATGCGGCTCTCACGATGTAGTTAAAGGCAATGTTGCGTGGACGGGTGCTGCCATAGCCTCCGGCAAACCCGCCGGCATCTATATCAGCTGCGGCATCCTTGGTGACAAAAAGCGCATTCATCACATTTGCGTAATCGCTTTTCATCACAGGGTCTAATCCGAAGTCACTCCTGGCCGTGGTCACGTTGTCATTGGCATGAATTGGGCTTGCCAGGTTTACCGAGCTGAGTGAAGGATCGTTGATATTAATGGTCCCTTTCTGCCAGCTTAGTAACGCACGTGCAGGATCCACTCCGCGCCCAGCGTCCCAACCGCGAATAAACTCCCCGCGCAGATCCGGCACTAAACCGGCCGGGTAAGCTGCACCCAGGCGCGGAAACTTTGTTTTGTCGAACGTGGCGCCGTTGCAGATGAGCCAGCCTAACGGTGGCTCCGCGAGCGGCCAGGCGATCGGCGCGCCTACCGGCAGAATGTAGACATCACTTGCCACAACGTCGTGCACATATTTGCTATTGGCAATTTGCTGACCGTAGTTACCGATCGGCATATCCGGAACCTTCGGGATGCCCGTAAAGGTTGGGCTGGCGAGCGGCGCATATTGCGGGTGTGGATTGGCGGCCTTGAGGTGGTTATCAAGTAGCTCATCAGCGTATTGGCGGGTAGCCAGCACTACCGACGGGTCGATTTTCAGCGTCACCGCCGCCGTTGAGGAGACGACCACCACCATACGAATGGTCTGCGTGCGTCCGCTACCCTCCTGCAACTGCGGTTTATAGGTTTCCGGGCAGTTCGCCACCGCAATCAGCACACCAGCATCGTCATAGAGGCCAATTTCACGGATCCAGAAGCCACCTTCGGTTTCCGGAATCACCTGTTCAGCAACAATCTGGCTGCTATTTTTTGGGTCAATCGAGAGCCGGTTTAGCGGCGCGATACGCTTCTGGTTAATCAGTTTGGTCTGCGCTGGGTCGGGCGTGGGCAACTGGCCATTGGCATCGCCGACGGCCATCTGCGTCAGGTTGATTTGCGTGCCCAGCGCGGCGGCGTTGGCAAGCTTTGCTGCCCCCAGGTTAGTCAAAATAGCGAAATATTTTGCGGTCATGCATACGCTCTCAGGTTGTTTGTTGAGAAGTGAACGATGGCGATATTTTCCGTTCAGCCGCAGGCAAACACCATTGAGGGGCGTTGGTTGCGAACTCACACAACAGGGCGGGCAAAAAAAACGGGCGATGCCCGTTGGGATATAGAGAGGATTACGCTGCTCTGACGATGTAGTTAAAGGCGACGTTGCGCGGTCGGGTTTCTGCTGCGGTACGCACGGCAAGGGAGGTATCGAATATCCAGTTTGGCGCGCCATACCCGATGTCGGGTGAGTTTGAGGGGGTCAGCCCTAATGTCATCTCTTGTGAGCCGTCTGGCTTGAACGGACCTGATAACACGGACTCCTTGAATAGCTGAGTTCGCCCGAACATACCGGTAATATTCTGGATGGTATCCTCTTGCGGTGACATTAACGCACGCCCGCTATCCACTGCGCGCCCATCATCCCACCCGCGAATAAACTCCCCGCGCAGATCGGGCAAATTGCCTGAGGGAAACAGGGCTGCCAGCTTTGGATACTGCCCTTTATTAAAGGCCGCGCCGTTGCATTTAAGCCAGCCTGCGGGCGGAGTGGCAGACGGGTAGGGCAGCGGCACGCCCACCGGTGTGAAGGAGGCGATATCGGCAATCTGCAGATACTGTGGATGGGGATTCGCCGCCTTCAGATGTCCGGCCAGCAGATCGTCGGCGTATTTACGCGTCGCCAGCACCACCGACGGATCGATTTTCAACGTTACGGCTGCCGTTGAGGAGACGACCACCACCATGCGAATGGTCTGCGTGCGTCCACTGCCCTCCTGTAGCTGCGGTTTGTAGGTCTCCGGGCAGTTCGCCACCGCAATCAAGACCCCTGCGTCATCGAACAGACCCAGCTCGCGGATCCAGTACCCGCCCTCATTCTCCGGGATAATCTGCTCCGCTACTATCTGGCTTGGGTTCTCCGGGTCGACCGACAGGGCATTGAGCGGCGCGATGCGTGTCTGATTAATGAGCCGGGTTTGCGCCGCGTCCGGTACCGGCAGCGTGCCGTTACCATCGCCAATGGCCAGCTGCGTCAGGTTAAGCGTCGTGCCAAGCGCGGTGGCGTTCGCCAGCTTCGCCGCGCCCTGATGGGTCAAAATCGCGAAATATTTTACAGACATGGGATTCTCTCAGGTTTGTTGAGCAGTGAACGGTAGGGATATTTTCCGTTCAGCACCTGGCGGACGCCACGCGGTGGCGTTGGTCTGAGGGGCACACAACAGGGTAGATAAAAAAACGGGCCGTAGCCCGAAGGGGAGGGTTAAACCGTGATAGTGAGGCTATCAATCAGGTGGATTGCCGATGCGGCATAGCTTTCACCACCGACAACAATCTCTTCCGGGCTGTAAGGGTAGACCGTCAGCTCCTCGCCAAGGTAGCAGGCCGCGCCAACGTAGCACTCGCCCTGGCTGCTGAGACTGATATTCAGCTCCGTCAAATGGCGGCTTGCCGGTTTGGCATCGTTAATCAGCCGCTCCAGCTCCTGGTACGTCTCCTCGGTAATGCCGTTCTCCTGGACGCCAATCACCAGCCGGAAAGTGCCGGGTTCGGCGTTATCCTGCCACCACTCACGCAGCTCAATCAGGAAGCCGAGCGGCTCAACCACCCGGTGAATGGCGCTGCGCGTCCCTTTATGTTGATGGACGAAAAAGGAGGAGGCGATCACCTTACGTTTGGTCGCTTCCGGCCAGTTAAAATCCCAGCGGTCAACGGAGAGCGCCCAGGCGAGATAGGGCAGCAGCTCGGCCGGGCAGGTTAGCGGATCCCACAGCGTGCGCAGCGGCACCGGTACGCGTTCAATCTGCGCCGCCGCGTGTGCTGTCGCCACCTCAAGAACCGATGAGCCAACAGGCAACAGACGGTCGTCACTCATCGGTACCTCCGGTGGTGATTTTCCACGCCGTACACCAGGAGGCCTGGCTCTGATCGAGCACAATATCTTGCTGCGGTGCGTTCAACACCACCCGTTGCACGCCCTCAACGTGGAGCGCTGCGTAGATTGCCGACAAGCGAATATCGCGCCCCAGTCGGCGCTGGGCAGTGATATAGGCTTTCAGCTTCTGCTCAGCCGCCTGGCGAATCGGCTCCGATTCAGGCCCGGGATAGAGAAAAAGCGTGGCATCAATCTGGTAGGGCATAATTTTAGCGCTCTGTACCGTCACGCGATCGCCGACCGGGCGCACATCCTCCGCGTTGAGTGCCTTATCGATAATCGTCAGCAGTTCAGGGCTGGCGGTACCGTCGCCTTCGCGGGAGAGCACAGAGATGGTGACGCAGGCGGGGGACGGGCTGACGGCAGAGATATCCGCCACGCGACCATCGGCGCTGCGGCCATGATACTCATAAGCACCCACCGGCCCGGCCACGCTTAGCCCTTCAAAAGCCTGCTGCGCGCGCAGGCGTAAATCGGTATCGGACTCCATTACTGCCGGCGTGGGCGGTATCGTGCTCTCATCAGCAGGGGCGATCACCAGCCGCGCGGTGTTGCTGTTCGCCGCGATGGCATCGAGATCGCCGCCTGAGGCATACGCCAGCATCACCGCACGGGCCGCTTCGTTGACGCGCTGGCGCCAGATCACTTCGCGGTAAGCATTCTCTTCGAGAAACTTGGTCAGCGGTTCGGACTCCAGCGCCAGCGTACGAGCGATGGCCTCCTGCTGGTCGGCGGGAAAGAGTGAAACAAGGGTCGTTTTGCGCTCATCCAGGATGCGCTCATAATCCAGCGCCTCGACAACATCGGGCGCGGGCAGTTGGCTCAGATCGATAATCGGCATGGTATCAACTCACAGGAAGGGTTAAAGAGAGGGACTCGCCGGTGCTGGCAAGCTGACCGGTCAGATTGACCACCATCTTGCCGTCGAACTGACGTTCGGCCGTCACCGCGCTGAGGGTGATGCGCGGCTCCCATTGCAGCAGCGCCATATAGCAGGCCACCTGAATTTGCAGCGCCAGCGCCG